CTTAAGCTGAACAAGCTTATTGTTCTCAGCGGGCGAATAAGGGATGGCCTCATAGTCAAAGTAGAGAGCAGGCTCGTTGTCTACTCCTGTCTTTCCTCGCGCCTGGATAGAGTCCCGGCGGATCTTCATAGCCTCTCCGCCTACCCTTAGAGGAACAACGCTGTCGTCAGGTAGGAACTCTTCGTACAGGCCAATGATGGCCGAACCTACAGCACTGACAATGTCGTGGACTTCCTTGATTCTTCGACCGTTGCGCGTCCTTGTGGCGGAGTCAGCAAGAGCGACCTCAGTAGCGACATCAGTCACACCCACAACTCCCCGACTGTACTGCGGAATACCCAGCACAAACTCAATCATCTGAGAAGCCTTATCGCGGATAGCTCCAAAGGATGGAGACAGAGTCGGCATCGGCGTCATCCCGACGATGTCTCGGATAGGGGCATTTGCTTTACCCTGCATGTCGATAAGCGCCCCTGGTCCTGTGTTATTAACCAGGGCTGTCTTGATGATCTCCGGGTTGTCCACCAGGCCAGACTGAAGAAGCATGACAGGGATAGACGACTGGGCATGCCAAAGCTCGATAGTGTCTAGCTCATTAAGCCTACGTTGAAGCGGGGCGATTAGCTTAACGTCTGAGAGACCACCCAGGTTTGTCATATTGTCGTTGAAGGTAAGCATTGAGAACGGATTGCGAACAAACCTGAACGGAAGATCACCCTCGAAGAGAGGATCGTCCATGCCATCAAGAATGTGGTAGTACCTCCCAGTCCCTGAGAAATCGTAGAACTCAAAGACCGTCACCCATTCAAACACTTCCCGACTTGCGTCATTGAGCATCGAGCGATCTTTCGTAGAGTCCCGCAGCCAGTTTGGGTAAGTGCCATAATCTGCAGACTTGGCTACATGGCTGTCGTAGAAACCGCCCTTCTTTCCTTTCTTTTTCACACGAGATTCAAAGTCCGCCTTAGTTAGCACAGTGATCTCGATAAGGTATCTGATGTCATCCCATTTGGAGGAGCCCATATCAAAAAAGACGTAGCGAGGGTCGGTAACATAAATCTCTGGAGTCTCTCTTTTGAAGTTCCAGATGGTCTTAACAAAGCCTCGCCCGCACAAAGAGGACTGAGTTGCGAGTTCCCATAGCCTTTTATGGAAGTCCTGCTTATTCATGGCGTGGTTGATAAGAGCCTCCCGAAAACGAGCGGCGTCATCCAGGCCATCCTTCCTTGCGTTCACGGTTAGCTGGGGGTTCGTTGGGCACACGTTAGCAATCATTGTGTCGATGTAAGCATAGGGATAGTTCGACTCAAAGCTCAGGCTACCCTCGCCTCCCATCGCTCCAGAGGCTGCTGCGTACTCTTCGTCCTGCTGGTTAGACCAGTATTCGGAAGTGTACCAAGCCCTGTATTGGTCCCATTCGCGGCGCTCGCGCTCGGACTTCTTCTTATGGGTCGTAATGATCCCTTGAATCTGCTCATGTGTGAAAGGCATTTTTAGTCCTTAGTAGTCTACTCGACCGTGGCCTGGAGTCTCTGCCAGCGTTCCTTCTGCTCCGTCCTTCTCAGCGCCCTCTCGCAGGTCCTGGCCTTTCTTCTCTTTCTTACCGGTGTAGTCCTCATCGCCTTTGTGGGTCTTGGACTTGTCGCCTGCCTTTCCGCCCCGGTGCTTGTCTTTATCCTTGAAAAGCCTTCTAGCTACGTCTTCTGTTTTTTGGCGCATGCCGCCGCCTTCAACGTCAAAGATATCAAACTCGATAGGCTCAATCGTTGTCACCACATCTAGGCCCTCGGGGGGAGCCAGTACGGTCTTCTCGCCGCCTGCTTCGCCTTCAAAGAAGTCCAGTTCTCCTGAGCCCGTCCGCTCTTTGAAAAAGTCAACATAAGGCTTAAGGGCCTCTTTACTGTCTTCAATAAGCTCAGGCGCTTTTTCGTATACAGCGCGAAGAAATCTTTCCATTAGCCCTGCTGAACGACCGAAGTATTCAAGCAGCCCTTCTTTGTTGGGGTCAAAGGGGGCACTGCGCGAGCTATAGGCCAGGGTGCCTTCCTTGGTATCCTCGCCCTTGCTTGGTCCCTCATACGCCTCTTCACCCTCGGTTTTGCCTTCAGTGATCGTTTCGCCTTTTTTGGTTGCCATCATTTCCTCCTGCTAACACTTCTATAGCGTATTCGTTTTCGTCGGCCAGGTGTATCCGATTCTGTTTTCTTGCGGTGAGCCTGGACCTGATCCCAAGACATATCCTTAAATAACACAACATTGGTTGGTGCCGCTGCGACACTGCGCCTCTTAACCGGAAGACTGCGAGCCCCTACAATAGCCATCATTAGAGCGGAGATTTTATCCCAATGGTGGCGCGATCTGCGCTTGTGGCCGATGGCCCCGGATAGCATCTCGGTGATCACACTGCACTCCGTTCTCTTGTCGTGCTTATAGCTGCATAGCTGTTCATAAGTGTCCGCGTCGTTGATGACAAGTTCATCCACCAGGGCATCTTGCAGCCAGCCTAACATCTGCTCTAGCTTTTTGGAAGTGGAAGTCAGCCCTGGTCGGTAGGGCTTCTCGTAATACAGGTGGGTGTAGCCAGCCTGCTCGCAGAGCGCGATGGTAGCAGCCCCAACCCCGTTACTCTCGATGACAACCAGCGCCTTGTTGTAACGCTCGGCTGCAACCAGAAGCCTGCGCGTAAACAATACCGGCTCGGTGTGGTCAGCATAGCAGGCTACCTGTGTCCATTCCTCTTCGTAAAGCTTGAACACCTGGAACGAGGCATGGTCACGCGCTGCATGGCCAGCAGGGTCAACACCAATCACATAGGTCGCACCGCTCTCAGGCTTCTCAAACTCCATGTACGGAGGAGCCCACTTAGCCATCTTGCGCTTGCTGTGTTTTTCAAGCAGAGAAGCATGGATGACCGAGGACATTGTGGATAACCAACAGGTCGAGTCGTCCATCGGGTAAAAGACCCGGAACAAATCTGGGTTTCGCCTGATCTGTGCATCGGTTTCAAGCATCAATCTGCGGAAAGCTAAGTGCTCTTTTCTCAATCCGTCCGGCGCGTGTTTCTCCAGCATGCGGATCTCGTCGTTCTCCAGCGCAGCCCCCTTGGGCCACGGTCTCTGATTGAGCTTACCGTCCCAGAAGGGAAAGAAGGCATAGAGCCATCGACCTGCGCCGCGCTTGGCATCCCGGCATTGGTCGTGCCACCAGTCCCCGCTCACCCATGGCGTCGATTCGAGCACCATCAGCGAGTGGTCTCGGTTAATCATGGACGGATAAATCAAGGAATACTGGTGCTCAGGGTTTTTCCAGAACGGAAGCTCTGAGCCATGGAAGGAATCAGGAGACTGTCCAATACCAACAGCCCCACTCTCGCCGCTCATGACACGCATACGGCCACCAATCTTGGTGTCGAAGGTAAGCTGACGAACCTCTCGGCTCACCATGGTCTCCGAGCGAAGGGCAGCGGGCCAGCGGGCATGCGTAAAGTGGACGCGCCTGTGCAGGTACTCTGCCCGGTCTCGCGTGTCCGCAATGCAGACATGGTCCCAGCCTGGAGTGTAGGCTGTCTTTGCATAAGCGCACAGTTCAGCCGTCAATGACTTCCCACCCTGACGGTAGCCTAGCAGTATTAGCCACTTTGTTTGTCCTGAAGATGTCTTTGGTGGATTTGTGTAGTACGAAAGAAGCGTGTTCTGTAGCTGCTCGGTGATCCTCTCCGGGTCATACTGAAGCGCCTTGCCTGTGGCCTGGTCTTGAATCTCGCCGTAGGCGCGCAGCATTAAAGACGGGTCACGTAGAGCGGAACGTGCTTTTTCAGTTAGGTCTTTAGACTTCATCCGACAGCTTTAACAGATTCGTCTACGGCTTCTACGGTATAGACCGCTTCAATGGCCGGAGACTCATCCTTTACTGCCACCAGGGCAGAAATCAAATCGGAGTACGCCTCGCCTGGTGTCCCACTGGCTGTGTGCTTGGCTGCAAGGGCGGTCAGCATAAGCTCTGCCCATCTACTAGCGGCGTCAGCCACGCAGGGGGCGATGTTTCCGCACAGAATATGCACCATAACGGTCTGCGAGAACGACACCAGGTCATCGTAGCTCTTAACAGGGTTTTCAGTCAGCACCGCCGCAAGCGTTTCGCGCTCTTCTACCGGAACCAGGTCGAGCCACTCAGCATAGCCATCGGATCCGAACTTGTTTTTTCCCATCTTAGCCCCTCGGTTCACCAATCATAACATAGCGGTTTATAGGACGACCCCCAAGTCTTCTCGGAAGCAGCCCAGCCGCAGCCCCATGCTTAAACACCGGAGAACGCACCACATCATCGAACATTTGCGGCGTTCCAAGCAGCGGATTGCGCGCCGCAGTCTGATGTATGCGCAGTTTCTCTTGCAAGCTTCGACCTAGCCCTACGCAAACAGGCATTATATCAAAGTTCAGGTTCAAACACCAGAGCACAAAGGGAGAATGTTCTCTCAGCTTCGTAACCCCACGCAACATCGCGTTCACAATCGCACTTTCCGCAATCCCCAGCACCTCATGCAAGTCAACCAGCCCCATCCCACAGCAATACGACACCAAAATCGCAACATCATGACCCTGCCAGAACACTTCGTCCTTACCGCAAGGCAAAGCGTTCGCTAACTCATGTGGGGTTGGGGGGTCTCCCCCAAAACTTTTTTCTACTTGTGCAGGCCACCACAATGGAGCCCTAAACGAGCGAGGACTCTCTACCCACGCCAAAACAGCAGGTGTCTTCGTTACCCAATCCACTAAATCAGGGTCGGGACTCCTTCGAGAACGGTTCAACCACCAGAATGGAGCACCCCTTACCACCTCGGCGGCAAGCATTAGTTGAAAACGGTCCCGCTTTTTTAACGAAACCTCGTAAACATCACCCTCCGCATGGAGCAAGACGTGCAAAAGAGGGTCAAGCACCTTCGCTCGATGGTCTATTGACCCTAATGAACCCGCACATTGACCGCAAACAGCGGAAAAGGGCTCACTGTGCGTCACAAAACTCTTCCCACTTGCGGAAAACAGACCTGCGGTTGGCCCTGGTGCTCGCTGTAGGGTGATCCTCACACCAATCGTGGTCGAAAAGCTCACGCTTCTTAGCTCCTCGCACCATACTGGCCACTACCGTCGCGCTACGAGGGCTGTATCCGTAGTAAACCATCAGCCATTGACGGAAATCGTTGCACTCATCCTCTATTGGAGGACGGCCACCGCTGATGTTCTCAGGTGTACTACCCCGCAGGCGATGTAAACCCGCCCTGATAGCGCCTCTAAGCACGTCAGAGCGGGTCACACCAAGGGTGGTCGCTAACTCTTGAGCCTCTTTGACAAGGGAGCTTAGAAGGAGGACCTCGATGCGCTCTGTGCCCTGGTCGCTTCCTAACTTTTGCAGATTCATGCAGTTTCTCCCCTATACACGGTCTAGTCAAGGGACAGTTTAATAGGGATTGGTTAATAGGTCAAGTGAAAAAGGGGACGTCGATGTGCGAGGGGGTAGACCCTTCGGGTCCTACCCACCCCCCTTTCCGGGGCTGCCCCTACGCGCCTGCCTGGCTGGATCGAATCGGTCCTGGCTCGGATCTGCCCCCCGCCGAGATCCCCCCGCCCCCGGCATCCTGGCGCTGGCCAGCAGGAGAACGCCTCGTTTTTTTGGAGGACCCGGCCCCCCACCCCCGCCTGAGACCCACGGGCGAACGCCGAATATCGTCCACGTTAGAACGCCGAATATGGGCGAGTTCAAAAAGGCCATTTCTTCGAGGGCGTACGCGCCGCGCTGGCAGGTCATCCCGTAAGGGGTCGGCCCTCAAATCGCTCAGAGCCCCTGTTCTGCGCAACTGAGGTGTGGTCAATAGTTGCGCACATCGACGAAAACCCAGGTTCTAAGGTAGCAGTTGCCCTGGTTTTTTGGCCCTGAAGCCCACCGAGCAACGCCCAATACCAGCCAGGAAACGGTGGTGATACTGACTTATCCACAGGCCGCAGTACAGCGTT